CTTTCAAAAAGACTTGCTCACCTGGTCGGTCATAGATGATGACATCCGGTTCGGCAATCGTAACCACCTGATAGTCCAGCGTGTCATCGTTCCAGACCCACAGTTCCGTCATCTCTACCGTGTCTTCAGCCACCCGCGCCTTGTAGCGGTTCATGCCGGACAAGTCTAGGTTGACTGTACCTGTCATGGTCGGGTTGGTCTGCGACATGATGATGCGGTCAATGCCATCAGGGATGTCAAGTTGCTGCGGCTGGTAGGACGATGTGACCCGTTTGACAATCTCATCACGCTTAGGATGCGAGTACAGACGAGCGTAGAGTTCCGACTTGGTGATGTAGTAGGTCTGCGCTATTGCTTCTTGGCGGTCTGTGTAGGGAACATCCTCACGCAACACGCCGATACAAGACGGTTCCACCATGTAGGGGTGTACGCCATTGTTGACGATTAGCTTGACGTAGGTTGTGCCAAAGCACAGCGCCCAGGTTAGGGCAGTAGAGAAGACCTGATCACAGTTGCTGTTTAGCCATTCGTCGTTCAGTTTGTTCGTCAGAACGGGAATCTTGCGGTGTTCTTGAGGACTAACTTCAGCGCCGAGGTTAATGGTAAAGCGTGTCGTTTCTGCGGAGTACAGGAACGAGGTCAACTGGTCGATATGCGGGAAAATCTTATTAAAAAGCGCCGGTGATTCTTCCGGCGCTGCGCCAAACAAATAGTAGGATCGAAGTGCGGAGTAATCAGCCTTGCGTTCCTCCCGTGACACAAAGCACTTCTGGATTAAGTCCAGATAGAACTCCTCACGATGCAGTGGGTTGCTAGGTATCCGCATTTGGATTTATTTGCAGGTTGTCATGGTCGGCTATATAACTCGCAGTCTTAGGTGCTGTCAAGTTACCTAGGTCTTTCGGGTTCACGCCAACGGGTTCTCCGTTAATAGAACGATAACCATTGCCCTTCACCAAGCTGTCCAAATTCCAGCGAGTGCCGGACGTATTCCCCCACATCACAGCGTCACCAGGGCGCTGCTCTCTTGGCGCTTCCGGTGGCGTCTTGTTGTTGCGCGTTAGGTAACCCGATTGGCTTTCGCCCTCGCGCACCGACTTAATATCGCTCATGTCAAAGTCGATTGCCAACTGACTCAAGGTCTTGTCGTTGTGTTTAGTCTTATCAGACTTTAAACCCACCGGCTGAAGATGCACGATAGACACTTCTTCATCGCAGTTCTTCATCGGACACTTGGCGTCAAACGACTCAAAGTAGCCGTGTGTCTGACAATGATAATCACGCAATATCGCCATAATCATATCCCCTTCAATTTATCATCAAGTGAATAACCAGAATAATCAAGACGGTTCTTAATACCAATATCAAGTTTGATCTCGCCATCTTTGAGCGTAAGTCCATAGCCTCTGACCATCCTCATCTTGGGTTCTTTGCGCCATTCGATCCATTTCTTGCCGTAGCGCTCCATGACCGCCACCTCGCCATTACGCCATGCGTCATACCCTCTGGACACCCTGCGCTGAATCAGTTCAGTCATCGGATACTTTTCATTGATAAAGACGTTGTAGAGTGTTTTGCGGTCAACGCCGCATAGTTCAGAAAACAACTCCAGCGGAATACCGCGCCTCTCATCAGCCACAAACGCTTTGATAATTCTTAACAATTCCTTTTTAGGAATAATGTCGATCACGCATTGCCTCCATAAATACCAATTCTTTTCAAGTAATCAGATACGTTCCTGCCCACCGCCACCTGCTCTGGCGTCATGTCATCTGTCTTTCTGCTCATCTCGCGGGTGATCTTCATGTTGATTAACTTAGGCTGCACCTGCTCGGCAAATGCCGCGCAAGCCAAAGCCGCTGCCATCACACGATCATCCTTGTTCCTACCAGTTGCTTCAATGCTTGAGCCATCACGCACAATGGTCTTCATCTCATCAATCAACTCGGTTGAGTAGATCGCCATCATGTTGCGCTCAAAGTAATCCTTCATGTACGACAGCATTCGCTCTTTGGTCTGTGATGTTGTAATCCAACCAATGCTATTACTGATGCCACCTAACGTATCGTTACGCCGCCAGATGTAGTTACTCATGCTACCTAACACGTTCATCAAGTCATAGCCTTGTTGACCCGTCAGCGTTGCTGCTTGTCGCTTTAAGTTTCGCAGTTCATTGATAACTGCCTGACCAGGACCATTGACCTCAAGGTTTAGTGTCGAGTTCTTGTAAGCGCCAGCAAGGTGGGCAATCACCCACGCAAACTGATAGGTGTTCATTTCAGATGTAGCAAACTCTGCCACTTGCTCCATACCGTCAGCATAGCAACGATAAACTTGTATGCAGAAGCGATCAGCCCAGTCAGAAGAACCATAAGCAGGATCAGCACCAATAACGTAATAAGCCGTATCAATCGGTTCCTCCCAAACTTTCAGGGTTGCTAGTCTTTCCGTGGACTTCAGCACTTCTGTGTCCTGGAAGTTTGCTCCCATGCTGTAGCGGTAGTAATCGCACTCTACCTTCTTGGCTATCTTCATAACGTCAGTACAACGGGCGTTAGAGAAGAAGCTGGTTCCCGTCATGATGAAGGCATAGTCTTCCGTGGGCGGGAATTCCTGATACATGAGCGCATCATCTTTGATGCCTTCGTAGAGCTTCCAGCGCCACCAGGCCATCTGTCTGCTATTGATCTCTACGTTGTAGAGCTTCTTAATATCGCGTGTCCATTCCTTTTCTTCAGGCGTAAGTCTGCCATCCCAATAGACTTTGTAAATCTGTGAATCGCCATCAACGGAATAGAACTGATTGCGCCACCAGCCGCAGAAGATAGCGCGTTGGGTTCTGGCTTTGCGAGCAGTGACGTACATATCGTGGAACATATTGAAGCCACGGGCGGTGGATTCAAAGATGTACATACGGTTTGGGTTGTTCTCCGCAAGGGAGGCCAGCAAGGAGGCTAGACCTTCTTCGTCACCCCAGGATGAAGTTTCGGTTCCGTGTAGGTAGGTAATAGCTTTACCGCGACCAAGACTGCCTTTAGCTCTGAGTCCAGCGACTTGATAAAAGAGGCGGCTTCTGTTCTTGAGCGAAAGCTGGTTTCGATTATGTGCGAGTAGTGGAATCTTGTACTCTTTCGGAAGACCTTCCATATACATGGAGAGGGTACTTCTGAACATATCTCTGTTTTCTTCTGTGTCTGTGGTGAGAGTTCCTTGCAGACCAGGGTTGAGGAAGTGCCAGTAGAGGTCGAGTGCAAGTGAGATGGTAGTGATGCCAAGCTGCCGTCCTTTCAGAATAACGAAGAAATGCACATCTTCAGCCAGTCCTTGTGCAATCTCATCCATGACATAGGTTTGCGTACCCAGAAGATTGTCCATCTTCCGCAAGCCCTGTTCTTTTGTTTCGATCTTTAGCTGCGAGCAAAACCTGTAGAACTGGTTTAAATTAAATTTCATAGTTTGTACGCCCTTATCAGGCGGCATTTCTGGCGGTCAGAATGTGAATAGTCTGGGCTAATTTCTGCGGTTGTGCAGTTGAGTTCTTCTTTAGGTTTAGCTTCCCAAATAAGTGCTGCTATGTAGAGACAGAGTATTGCCACAACGGACACATAGACGTAAATAATAAGTTCTTTCATTTTCTGGCTCCCCGCCGATCTTTCTCGAAAGACTCTAAATTCCAGTTGGCAATCCTTGCTCTGGCTTCGTAATCACGCGCCACTCTCAGGAGTTCTTTTGCCATGTCTGGGCTAAATGCTTCTTTCCAATATGCAGCCAGTGTTTTCTTTTCTGCCGGAGAAACAGCAGCCATAGCTCTACGCATTTGGTCTTTCAGTATCTTTCTTGATAACAAGAGTTCTTGTTGATACCTATCCTCAGAGTCTTGCTTCTCCATCAATGACCTTTCGCAAGTGCGACAGTTCTGCCAGGCACTCTGCTAGTAGACCGGCAGACTTGGCGTTGACACGACGGAGTTCCATGACCAGTTCAGCATGGTTCATGCGGCGTACCGCATCCCAGTAGTCATCTTGCTCCATCTGCATATATTCGTCATGTAGCTCCACTATGTTGCTCATATAGGCTCCTATTTGCCATCGTCATCAATCTCGTCCATCAGCTCCTGAATCTTTTCTTGTGCCGTTTGCAGCATCTTTGCTGACTCCGTATGCACCCTCATTAACTCAGAGAAAAGCTGGGCATGGGTCATAGACCAGCACTTCTCCATGTAGTCCTTCTTTGCATTCTCCATCGCCAGCCACGCATCGTGGCCGTTCTGAGGCTTTACGCTGTTCTCCATACCCGTACCCCTTCTCCTTCCTTCCTGGCTATAAACTTCTTCTCGTACCGCTTCCCAGCCCTCCAGTTGGCATTCAGCACAACCTGCAACGCCACACCCGCAATAAAGAAACTATCTCCAACCTCCATGTCCTCATGCGGATACCGACGGTTTACCTTCCCCTCCGGTATAGGAATGTTGTTCTCCAACCTAATACCGCTATATTCAGTCATAAGCATACCTACCTCCCTATAATCATAATACTCAGAGGCTATAAGTAAAGCAAGCAAAAAAAAGCCTCCCCGAAGGGAGGCGAACAACCGGCTACAGCGCCAGCGAAGGATTCAATGAAATAAAGCATAAACCAGAAAACTGATTTTTTCTATGGGGGGAAAGGGGAATGGGGCACGCACAAAAGGAACTCAAGTCCCAACAAATCGTGCCAAACAGACAATTAGCAGCCTGGCATTCTTTCTGTTAGTCCAATTCCCTTTTAAGTTATCGGCTTGCATCAATCAACGCATTGCACACAAGGGATTGACGGGATTGACCACTGTCCAAGGCTGCCAATGATATATGATTTTATGTTAGCAGATTGTAAAG